CTCAGGCTTCGCTGCGGCTTCTGCTGGTGTTGCAGTGACCTCAGGCTTCGCTGCGGCTTCTGCTGGTGTTGCAGTGACCTCAGGCTTCGCTGCGGCTTCTGCTGGTGTTGCAGTGACCTCAGGAGCAATCGGAGTCGGAGTCGGAGTCACTCCTGCCAATCTTTGTAATTTAGCCTGACGTTCTTCGAGACCGAATAGCTTATCTTGTAACTTCAGACGTTCTTCTATTAGTTGGTTCTCTTCTTCCTCTTTCTTTAGGTCTCCCTTCTTGGGTTCCTTTCTACCCAAGAATTTGAATAACATTCCACCAATGAAGTCCCCACTCTCAAACTCACGTTCAGCAGCATCCTGGTACTTAGTCTTATCCTTCTCTTTCTTGGCCTCGACTTTCTGTTCTTCTATATATTTTTTATATGATTCTACAGTGGCGAACTTCTCCAAAGTCTTTTTTAAGTCTCCGATTTCGGTTTGAAGACCAGGAAGGGCTTCTTTAGCACGCAATCCCCGATCTTCCTTCTCTTTGGGAGTCAACCTTCGTCGGCGATCATTCTGTCTGTCTATCTTGATCTGAGTAAGTAGTGCAGACAGTCCTTGAGTTACTACCCTGAGTGAATCTGCGGTGTCCGAAGAAGGAGCCACAACTACGGGAGCAGCCTTCGCTACGAATCTTCCTGATTTATCTCTAGGCTGCGGCAGTTTCTTATTTTTGGCTGGCATTTTTTCGTCTCTCGTTCTCTTCCTCGATATGTCTGTTTAGCAGGGAAATGTAGATCTCTCTTTCCCAGGGATACATATTATCTAACTCAGTCAAAGAGTACTTGTAGAACTGCATCATAGTAAAATTACTCAAATAGTAATTCATCAATGTTTCATTATTAACAATTAGACGAAAAAATCAGTAAGACCTTCCAGAACAATAACATCAACAAACCCACACTTCTTACACTTGAAGTCGAGTTTCTTTCTCAACTTAGGACTGTCGATATAGAATTCGAGAAACTTTTGAAACACACTCAGTTCCAGATCATTGATGAACACCATAAGTTCTTCCTTGGTGTAGTCCTCATAGACAGTATCCTTGTCCGAGATAGAAACAATATCGCTGGCGATGGCTGTCATCAGAACACTGGCATCCCGATACTTGTTGTACTCTTCCAGTAACTTGGCAGACTTCAGAGAAGGATAACCCATTCGGATAGTCAGGTCATTGTGTACAGTAATATCTCTGTTGTTAGATGCCGAGAAGTCTACCTGGATATCCTCAAGGTTAACATCTACAGTAGTAGTGGCTCCACATATCTTTGTGGTCTCATCTTCTTGTGGAACAGAATTATTACATTTGAATGACAGAGTAGATACTTCGCCGACCGACTTGGACCGAAGCTTTAGAATAATATATTCGATATCGAAGTAGGTGAGCTTGTCTGGATTGATATCTCCGGTGCAACAGGACTCGACTAAGTCCTTGACACAACGCACTAATTCATCAGGATCTTTTGAGTCCTGAAGCATCAGCAGAATCTTCTGTTCCTTTACGGTGTAGGGTCGAAAGATAAAAGACTTCTGAGTAGAAGGAATCTTCACTTCAAATGTTGGGTGTTGTAGTTTTGGTAAGGCCATTTATATCTCCATGATTAGATCATTGGGGCGTGTTCGCTGTCTAATGCAAATAATTGTAATTGTTCGTATGAGAATGTTACCGAGTATTCCATTAGCTTATCGGTGTCGGCCCATGACAGATCCACATCATCTATTGATATAGGTATGGCTCGTATAACATTAACCGAGTAGGATCGGTGAGGATCGACTACGGTACCAGATACAGTAGCTCCTCCTAAGGTAGTTTGATTAGTTGTGGCAGATCCACTTCGAGTTTCATCAAATACATCGATGAGTATATCAGAACATATGTCGTCATAATATGCCATAGTATTTGTACCGAAGTTCTGAATGGATCGCATCCACCTCTCAAATTGATATCGATCCTCTGAATCTTTTGTTGTGAGAAATGTTAGTCTAAGATCATTGTAGGTTCTTGATACGGGCACTCGTAGTACGGGCATTCCACCATGTAACTTGAAGTCTGTGGTATTGATGGTGACCCCAGGAATCATTGCGGCGATACAACGAATCGTACCTAATTCTACTAATCCCTTACGAGCATCACCTAAGAAATTAACCTCAAACTTAGATGGCTTGAGGACTCCATCCTTATTGATACTCGTGACTATATCGTTTACATTGAATGCCATACGAGTATTTATTTACCGTATAATTCTTTTTCGGTCATGACCACAAACTCAATGTTATTGTACTCGGCAAACTTCTTGGCGGCGATCCATTTGGCCTGATTGACCGCATAGGTCTGACACTCCTTAATATATCGGGGAGTCACTCGGGACTTCTTCTTCGGAGGAAGAGTCTGATCATAGGGTTTGACTTCGACGATATACTTCTTGATCTGTCCGTTGGAACTTCTTAGCTTGACATAGAAGTCCACGAAGTATCTGTGTGGCTTACCATCCATCGGAGATATATAGGGAATGACTATCTCCTCTGATCCATACTCCAATACATTGGTCTGTTCATCCAACCATCGAAGTAGCTTCAGTTCCCAGGACGAACGATATATAATATTATTAACGTTGCCTCGATACTTCTTCGGATTGATGGGAATGAACTGCCCCTGTAAGTATTTACTCATTGTCAGAAGATATTTATTTGGCATGTATAAATAATATCTGATATGCCCACCCCAGCAGCGACCGACACAACCGATCCCACTACAATTGTATATCCCCGTGATCTTGTCCATGCAGGTAATCGATATGGTAATCAGTTCATGGCGATATACATCAATGTTGATAATGATACTACAACTGATATAAGTAATTACAAACCTAAAATCACAACTGTAGATGGGAATGTAGTAAGCCGAGGAACCCAATCGGGTGGTAACGGTGGAGTTACTAACATAACGGGTTCGATAATAGAGAATTTTAGCAGTTCCCAAGGTGGTAATTTTATTGATCGGGATTCTACTTTGGGTGGCGGTAAGTCCAAGACCCTGAAGTCTATCTACCTACCTATCCCACTGAACATTTCGGCTAATGCTGAGGCCAAGTACGAAGGGTTTGATTTCGGAACCGAGGCGGCTAAATTAGGATTTGCTGCCCTTGATGCTGTGGTTAACTTAGGAACAAAAGCTCTTACTACTAGGTTTGGGAATATCGCTGGAGCACTAGGTACACAAATAAAATCAATCGCAGATAAAACGAGCACCTTCGCTTTGAATGCAGCGTCGGCTAATCAAGGAAAAATAATCAACCCCCACAAACAACTCCTGTTCAAGGGGGTTGAATTAAGAAACTTCACCTTCCAGTATAAGTTGGTGGCTCGGAATGAGACAGAAACTAATACAATTGACTACATCATACGCCTTCTCCGATATCATATGCTACCTGACTTAGGGAAGGGATTTTCGGATATTGGAACTGGTCTAGCTTTAACTTATCCTTCCGAATTTGATATGGCATTCTATATGTATGAGGGGGATTCTCCTAAACTAAATCCATATCTCCCTGCCATCTCTACCTGTGTACTAACAAAGATGGATGTTACCTATGGAGAAAAGGAGATCGTATCCCACGCCGATGGTTCTCCCGTAGAACTAACATTGAGCCTATCATTCCAGGAAACTCAGGTCATGACTAAGTCTGTGGTGAATGCCTTTGATAGTTACATTCATACTGGAAATTTGAAAATAGATAAGGGTGTGGATGCAGCTGCCACATTTGGCGGTATTGTTGACAATAGGGTAGAAAAGATACTTCAAAACTATGGCCCAGGCAACGCAGCCCAGGCAGGGGGTTAAATAATCATATGCCATACTTTGCTCCCATCAACTATGTTCTTTATCCTGACTTCCAGGACAAGACGAAATATAATATACTAAAGAACATCACGACCAGAGTCATCAAGCAGATGGCTCTCATCGATGACAAGATAGTGTATTATGACTACACGATGTCCGATCACGAATCCATAGAGAGTATCTCCCAGACTCTCTATGGCACTCCCGCATACTACTGGACCATTCTTGTCATCAACCGAGTCTTCGATAAGTTCTATAACTTTCCCTTGTCGGCGTCTCAGTTCACAGAATTCATTGTGAATAAGTATGGCTCGATCACTGCGGCGACAACCTCATTCAGATATTTCATAAAGGCTTCGACCTATACCACAAACTATGTCGAGGTGAATCAGACTGCGTACACTGCATCATCAGATCCAACAAAGTATTCGATCTCTCTGTATGATGACGAGACCAACACCAACGAGACCAAGAGAACCTTCAAGGTCATAAACCCGAAGTATGTTAATCAGTTTGTGAAACTGTACTCAAGCCTGGCCAATCAATAATGCCCATACTACCCGGTCAATTTAACTTAGAATCCCTGGATCTATTCTCCACCTATGGTTCACAGTACGTGAACCTCATTGGAATATATCAACAGATCAATATCTTCGAGTCCATCTTGGCTCCCTGTCTTACTGGGTATGTTGTTGTTACTGATACCTTCAATCTGATATCGGGGACGCAGTCTCTTCCTATCATGGGAAACGATCTAATTCAATTCACCTTCAATGCTCCTGACTTCAAGGTACAGAATGAGGATGGGACCTGGAGTACACCCAAAAAGAATACCATATCATTTACTGGTAAGGTAACAGACATTAAGAACATGAGTCTGGTGAATGAGGGTGCCCAGAACTATGAGATACATTTCTGCTCCGAAGAACTTATTCTTGATAAACAAATCAAGATATCCCAATCCTATAAGGATATGTCCCTGAGTAAGATGGTATCGAAGATCTTCTCGGAGTATTATAAGAACACATCCTCGTCCGTGGAATTCGAAGATACTCTACACAATCAGTCCGTAGTGGTTCCGTCCTGGAGTCCGCTCAAGGCAATATCCTGGTTGGCCTCTCGATCAATCTCGAAGAAGCATAATACTCCTCAGTTCTTCTTCTATCAGACTCTGTACAATGATGGAATCATTACCAGTTCCAATCGCTCCCAGACTTCGGATCTCTCCGATCAATCCTCCACAAAGTATTGGTTTGTGTCAACGGACGAACTGATTGATCTGTGGGGAGGTGATGTTCGTAAGACTATCTTCTATAGTCCTATCACAAAAAGTATGCCTACGAGTCCTCGGAGCGATGGGGATTCTATGAATTTCTCCAATGCCCTGAACTACGAGATCATTCATTCCTTTGATACTCTGAACAATGTAAGTCGTGGTATGTTCAACTCTCGACTCCTTGCTCATGATATTACCAACAAGACCCTGACCAAACATGATTATCAATATGATAAGAATTTCGGAAAGTATAAGCATGTCAACTCATCTCCATTCTCTACGGGAGTTGTGGATTCATTTGGTAAGACCTTTACTGATCCCAGCTATGCGGAGGCCCATAAGATGCTGGCATCCTCCGGGACAAATGAAAATCCTAATTATCTCTCCAATATATCATCGGCTCGACTGGATCGAATCCAGTCCCTAAATAATTTCAGACTGAGAATAATATTACCGGGTGATGGTCTGATCGAGTCCGGGGATCTGATCAACTTCGAATTGAATTCAATTGAAGCAGGCAAGCAGGCTCGGGACCCATTCTACTCTGGTAAGTATATGGTGAATAGTATTCGACATACAATCTCACGGTCTCCTTCGGAGTACAGAATATTTCTGGATTGTTCCAAGGAATCATTGAATATAGATGTGAAGGATTTCAAACCGGGTGCTTAAATCAACTGATCAATTCATGGGGTTCGATGGCTTCGTATGGTTCCAGGGTGTGGTGGAATCACGAGCAGACCCATTGTTTCTGGGAAGACTCCAAGTAAGAATCCTGGGTATTCATACAGAGGACAAGACTGATATTCCCACGGCAGATCTGCCCTGGGCCTATCCTGTTATGCCTATTACTTCGGCTAGCATGAATGGTATTGGTCAGACTCCTGTGGGTGCGGTCGAAGGCACCTGGGTAGTAGGATTCTTCCGGGATGGCGAGAGTTGCCAGGAACCAATGATCCTGGGTACATTCGGTGGCATTCCCCAATCAGAACCCAAGACCGACCAGGGCTTCAATGATCCCAATGGCACATATCCTCTGGCCGACTATCTCAAGGAACCAGATACAAACAGACTAGCCCGTCATGAGAACATAGACAATACTGTTGTAGCCGAGAAGAAAAAGAATCTACAGACAGGAATCTCAGTCGCCCTTGATGCCGATGATGCCTGGGATGAACCCACACCTCTATACAACACAACCTATCCCTACAATCATGTTTATGAAACCGAGTCCGGTCATATCAAGGAATACGATGATACTCCGAACAACGAGAGAATACATGAGTATCATAGAATGGGAACATACTATGAGATTGGTCCAGACGGCACAAAGGTCACCAAGGTAGTCAATGATAATTACTCTATTATTATGGGTGGAGACTATGCCTATGTGGATGGTGTATGTAATCTGACAGTCAATGGTGATGTGAATGTATCCTGTAATAAGGATGCTAACATCGAAATAAACAATGATGCTAATATTACAATCAAGAACAATGCAACGGTATCTGTGGATGGTGATACTTATCTGGATCTGACCGGAGACATGACATGTAATGTGGGTGGTGATGTTACTCTGACTTCGGCGAGTGATGGCACGGGAATAGATATCTATACCTATGGTGCGGGTGATGTAAGTATTCAGGCCCTGGGTGGAGGCAATGCAACAGTGGCCGGAACCAATGTCACTGTCAATTCCACAGCATCAACAACAATAACCTCGGATGGATTTCTTGCCCTGAGTGCTCCCCTTGGAATATCAATAAAGACAGATGGTATGTTACAACTCCAGGGTGGGTATGTTCAGTTGGCAGCAGGCTCGGCAGGGTTAGATATCACTGCCGGAGCCGCAGGTATTGGTATGTCAACAGTATCGGGCATTTCCTTGATGGCACCAAAGGTATTGCGTCTGGCCCGTCTTACATTCGATATGATCTAAAACACACAGAGGATAGCTATGCCATTCCCATTTACAATTCCGACAATACCTCCTGCCGATCTACCTGTTACTGGTAATGTATTATATAAGGCATTCGCTCTGACCAAGGAGGCTCTGGCAAAGGTTCACGCCACCCAGGTCAAGATCAAGAGTTATGAGGTAAAGGCCCGAACGCTAATTGCGGATAAACTAATCAAGGCCGACAAGGTAATCAATGAGGCAAAATATGTCAAGGATATCATTGATATCTTCGGCTTCGCCGCCCCCGTAGCTAATGTTGCATACAAGCAATTCAGGAATATAAAAAAACCCCAGAGTCCAAATCTCACCCAGGCACTATCCCAACTAAGTTCGGCATTCGATACAATGAATATATCTGGTTCTCTGAATGGAATAACAGGATCATCAAGATCCCTGATCAATAATTCTCAGTCAACGATAACATCCTTCAGTGATATTTCAAAGGACATATCAAAGACAGGATCTCTGACAGCAAAGAACATTACTGATATCAATAAGATCATACCAGCCCTTACAGGTAATCTATCAGATATAACCAGACTGGTTCCTACTCTGGGCGTACCTTTGCATATCATCAATGAGTTGAATGCAGCAATAAGAAACATCAATAACATCATGCTTCAGTATCAGAACATCATGGATAAGATAAAGAACAGAAAGAAACAAAAGAAGAATACTACTCTGGTAAGGTTTGATCTGTTAGGTATTAGTTACCTCAATAAGTATACAGCAAAGACGCCCGTTGTTGGGTCGATCCTGAAACTGTTTGGACTGTAGAGTGTGGTGTGTGGATAACCTGTGAATAAGTCAGAACCTGGGGATTTAGGCTTACTTAAATATCATAATTCTATCAAAAACGTGTAAAGTAGCTAAGTATAATATACCTCCTCCCCTCTCTCCGCTTTTCCACAGGGTTTTCCACAACTTTTCCACAGGGTTTTCCACAACTTTTCCACAGGGTTATGCACAACCCATACTTCGCCGAATTTGTCAAGTACTAATATGAGACCACGGCATTATCACAGACCTCGGCATCACCAGAGACCTCGGCATCACCAGAGACCTCGGCATCACCAGAGACCATGGCATTATCAAAGACCTTGGCATTACCAGAGATCTCAGCATTATCACAGACCCAGGCATTACCAAAAACCTCGGCCTTACCTGAGACCTGGGCATAATCCGAGACCTCGGCATTACCAGAGATCATAGTATCACCATAGACCCTGGCCTTACCAGAGACTATGGCCTTAGGTCCAACGAAGGCACTGTCAGCTACGGTGGCTGTATTCTGGACCCAGCCACCACCATTGGAATGCTGGTGCCAGGTTTCTTCGGTGGCGTCAGGGAAATATAGGTTCAGGGTTTCTAGTGTCATGTCGTTAATCAACCTTATATAGAAATTATAGCAAATGGTGGGCGTGGTGTCAACTACTAAGATCGAGATTTCCATCAGGTACTGGCCAATAATTATCTAGATCCAGTACGTACATATCCTCGATCAACGATGATCGTATCTCAGCTTCCTCGTCGCCGTCTAAGACTTCAATAAAATCATTCAGGGATTCCACGACCATTTTATTGATCTCGATCTGATCACGTTCATCCAGGAGATATACTAGTTTACCAGCCATAGTATCGTCTAGATCTTTACCCACAATCAGGTCCAGTGTGTTAGATATGAGTGTCATTTATAAGTTCTCCTCAGGTACCATATTATCTTGTTCGTCTTGGCATGTCGGACACAGACCCCTACGGAAGCCATAGGTCCAATCGGTCCCACATTCCTGGCAAGCGCAGTCTTCTGCGTAGTCTAACAATCTGTTATTCATTACATTGCCACCAGGTAACCAACTACCAGAAGAATCGTGGCGAGGCAGGAAGCGATGGTGAGGAGAGTGTCTTTGATGTCCATATAGAAAGTATAGCAAATGGTGGGCGTGGTGTCAACTACTAAGATCGAGATTTCCAGCAGGTGGTCTCGACCACGTCCCGGAAGTCATCATCATTCTCAGCGAACAGCAGGATCTTGGCAACCTTCTGGACCATGCGAAGCGAGAGTTCACGGAACCGATTGTGATACTTTGTAAAGAGATCCATAATCTGGGCAGTCTGCTTCTCAGTCAGTCCCAGCGTATAGGCCATGTCGGAGTTCGTGAGAACGTCCTTGATGCGGATCAGGTATTCTTTGCTGCTGTTGAGATTCAGGTCGATGTAGAACGAGCGAGAGATCAGAGCAGCAAAGTGGGGAGCCAGTTTGTTGTTGGCTGCGATCATCGATTCGAAGTTCAAGTTGGTGATGAAGATGACCGAGCCTTTGTATTCAAACGACTTCGGAATCTCTTCACCGGATTCGTCTTCAAACTTCTTCTCAGAACGCCAGGAGATCACACGACGCTTGCTGGTATCCAGGGCACCCTTGAGAAGGTTCAGGGAGGTCTCGTCTCCAAATGCGGAGTCAGCATCATCGAGCAGGATGACCTGATTCTCTTCACGATTTTCCCAGAGCAATTTATACAGACCAGTGGGACGAACGAAACCCTTTACCGAGGTGAACTGAATGGTGCCAGTGCCAGCAGCCGATTCAAGGATACCTTCAATCGTATAGGTCTTGCCGATACCAGCAGGTCCCGACACGACCATTGAACGCACCTGCTGCTTCACAACGCCACCAGCCATACGATCCAGCGTACGGAACTTACGACGCTGCATCGTAAGGATATCATCATCGGTAACCACAGTGGTCTCGGCTTCGACAGGAGTGGAAGAAGCCTGATTGGTCTTGGCAACGAAAGCGGATATATCATATGTACCCCAGCCAATCTTCTTTGACTGTAGCCAATAAGGCTGATCGATGCGGAACTTCTTCGCAACCGACATCAACTGTGGGCGAGTGATCGTGGTACCATATCGAGCGATGAGTTCATTGGCGAGTTGATCTTTGATGCTTTGTGAGATTGTCTGGCGGCTCATGTAAGAGAATTATAGCAACTGGGCCCGGCAATGTCCAGCGATCCTAAGATTAAAATTTCTTAATCATATATGAGTTGGGAAGATGGAAGAGGAACGCCCGCATACCACATTACTATATGAATGTCAAGTATTATTTTTAGCGGTCTCGTTGTAGATTGACAGTCACCGAGACCGGCTGAGGAATGTTATTGACATAGAAGAATATATTGATATTGATACCATTGTTGTCAGTGTTCTCTATAACATCCACATTAAGCAGAGTCGCCCGAGGTTCATAATTCTTTAGGACATCCTGGACAGATCGTTTGATATTCAGAATGGTTGTGGCATTCATAGGTTCGAATAAAGAATTATATACAGTCGAACCTATCTCAGGATGAAACAATCTCTCACCCAGTGCAGTAGTAACTAATAACTTGACACTGCGTCTTACTGCATCATTATCAGTAAGTGTATAGATATCCCCAGTGGCTGGGTTACGTTGCAGGGATATATCTATATCCTTATATCGGAATGCTGTGTTTGCCATAGTAGTATTTATTTGACTTAGTAACATCGAGTAAGTCAAAATAGTACTTGACAACTTCAGAAGGAACTGCTATAATTTCTATATGAACAGCTTAAAATTATAATTGATCCCTATAGGACTGAAGAGACGTCAGAAGAGGCTTCATTATGATCTGGGAAAATAGGAACAGACGTGGTTGGCATCGCTGGTACGCATGGCATCCCGTATATTTTGATGACCATGGTCACTGGCTCTGCTGGGTGTACCGCAGCGGGTATAGGTCCAGCGGATACTACGGGACCTGGATCTGGACCTACCGATTGATGAATAAACCGAAACCCCATCGATAACTCTCGGTGGGGTTTTTCTTTTGTATACTATAAATAGTATACAGAGGATCTATGGCCGATACCACCACCAAGCTTGTCTCAGAACTAGATTTTGAAACCATCCGAAGTAACATCGCTGCGTTCATTGCCAATAACTCAGACTTCACCGACTACAACTTTGAGGGATCTGGTCTATCGATCCTCATGGATATCCTCGCCTTCAATACTCATTACAACTCCATGTACCTCAACATGGCTGTCAATGAGAACTTTGTGGACACGGCACAACTTAGATCCTCTGTAGTATCTCTGGCCAAGAACATGGGATACACTCCCAAGTCATCCAAGTCATCCATTGCCAAACTATCATTCTACTTTCAAAGTACTGACCCGGAGAACACTCAGGTTAAGATAGATTCCACCACAGTATTTGTTACCACCCTGAATAATACTACTTACACATTCTCCCCTGTAGATACTTACTATGCGTCCTCCCTATCAGGAAGATATACATTCTCGGACATATCAATTCGAGAAGGGTCCTATGTAAGTACCTCGTCTACTTCTCAGGGATCTGCCAATGAACAGTTCATTATCAATAATTTCAGCATTGATCTGGACTCGGTAGTTGTCACTGTACAGAACTCGGCGACCGATACCACCACGGTAACTTACTCTCCTGTTACGTCTATTACTACGCTCACTCCCACATCGACCACCTACTATCTCTTTGAGACTCCCACACGATCCTATGAGATTCAGTTTGGTGATGGTGTCCTGGGTAAGAAGTTGGTACCGGGTAACATTGTAACTATTAGATATCAGACGTCATCGGCTGATGTATCTAATGGTTGTGCTCAATTCACCCTAACCACTCCCATCAATGGCATATCCAGAAGTCTCACCTATACTAATGTGGTGCCGTCCTCGGGGGGGGCCATCGAAGAGCAGACCGACTCCATCAAGACGAACTCTCTTCAGAACTTCAGAACTCAGTCTCGCTCGGTCACCACAGACGATTACAAATACTTTCTGACACGGGACTATCCCTTCGCCTCTTCCGTGAGCGTGTGGGGCGGCCAGGACGCCATACCACCCCAGTACGGCAAGGTCTTCCTGTCGTTCAAACCCACAACAGGTCTCGTCCTCAGCAATGCCCAGAAACAAGTTGTACTCAATGATGTCATCTCCAATAAGAATATGGTTTCTATCATTCCAGAGATCATCGACCCAGAGTACATCTTTCTACAGATATCATCCAATGTCAGTTATAACTCGAAGGCGACTTCCCAGAGACCAGGCGACATTCAGACTTCTGTGATTGCGGCGATCAATAATTATAATGACACAACTCTCACTCAGTTCTCTACTAACTTCACCTACTCCCAGTTCACGTCACTCATTGACAATGCCGATCCTACTATCATTGGTAACCTCACTCAGGTAACAATGAGAAAGAATATTCCGGTGGTTCTCAATGCCTCTCTACAATATACAATCGACTTCCAGAATGCTATACATCCTGGGTCGGTTCAGAATAAGTATTCATTCCAGGCAGCGAACGACAACCAATTGAATACGGGCACTGCCAATCTATATCTCGATGATGATTCAATGGGTAACATCAGAATCTATAACTTTGTCGGTACCGATGTCAAGACTGTGAATTATGTCAACCTGACTGCCGGGACTGTGAACTATACTACTGGTATCATTACTCTGAATAACTTCACACCCTCTAAGGTTAACTCGGATGGTACCTTTGATATTGTGGTCAAACCCGAGGAGTTCTCGATTGGTAATATCACTTCCAAGAGAAATACCATTCTGACTATTAGTCCTGCTGATGTACTGGTTTCTGTGACGGCCAACTAATATGGATTTCAATCGTAGTCTATTCATCGAATCTCAGATCCCCCAATACATCCGGGATACCTATCCGCTGTTTGTGTCTTTCATCAAGCAGTACTATTCATATCTGGACAGATCCATTGGTCAACTCATTGCAGTAAAGGTGAGTAGTCCGGGCAATAACTATTCTGATACTCCTACTATAGGAATACAGATCATTGATAACGTTGTGGGTTCAGTAACCTATGGTCAATACATCAGTGATACCAAGGGTGCCGTGGTTACTCCTGTGGTGAAGCAGGGACAGCTTACCAAGATTGTTGTCAGTGAATATGGATCTGGTTATACCGATGCCGATGCAGTCAAAATAGTAATCACCGATACCAAGGGATCTGGTGCTGTTGCTACTCCGGTGGTCGTAAACAATCTTGGCAATATCAATCAGGCGACCAAGGCTTCGGTTTCTGTCAGAGACATCGACAATGAATATGCTCTGCTCACCACCTATCTGACCAATGAGTATATTCCTAATTTCCCTGTCAATCTACATTCCAATGATGTTACTGTGGAAGTCAATAAGTTTGTCAAGTTCATCAAACAATTCTATGGGTCCAAGGGTACAGAAGATTCACTCAGGTTCCTGTATAGAATTCTTTTCAATACGGATCTGAACTTCTACTATCCTTCTACGGATATGCTTCGGGTGTCCGATGGTAAGTGGACTCAGAATAACTATCTCTCTTTGACAGGTGCCTCGGGAATAGATCCCAATGGTTATGTTGGTCACCGTGTAATTGGTAATACTTCCAATGCTGTGGCTCTGGTGGATTCTGTTGGATCTCCGGGTGGATATTATCTCTATGATCTCTCTGGAATTAATGGCGCCTTCTCCTCCACTCCAGAAGATATCTACAACTATCCTATCACTGGTAAGGCCGAGAAGATTGGTACCACCTATAATACCGGAGCCACAGGT